TTATCAGGCCACCTTACCACTACTCTACTAGAGCTATATGGGTAGGTCTTAGTACTGCACAGTCTTGGGCTAATCCAACTAGAGAACCTGTTAATGCTTCCCCGAACGCCTAAGTATATTACAAACTGCCGTCTGCTAAGAACTTGATGAGAATTAGAACATGCCCAAAATATTACGTCAACAACTAAATGCAAATTAATCCAACTCATTTGAGATGTACAACAGAATCAATAACTTAGGGATGCAATAAGGTTGTACGTAAGCTGATACGTTGACAACACAGCGGGTAAAGTAAGTATATTAATGTACTTCCCTGGTAGGCCTTACCTAGTAGCTTACCAAGAGAGAGACCTCGGTGAAATATACATGTGGGTACCAACACCACCCCACACACCAAGGCAATTTAACCAGGTAGTCCTTGGGTATATAGGAACCGCATGTCAGCGCACAGGCGCGTAAATGAAACAGGCGTGTGCGCGCGCGTATAAGGTATCCGGGGGGGTATGGCTGGGGTGTACAGTATAGTAGTACCCGCCTAGATACAAAAAAGAGTTGAAAGTGAAAGTAAATGGGGTGGCTAGTAATTTATTAGGGTAAGTTAATAGGGTAAATTGAATAGGGTAGTTAGTATAGGAAAGTTATTGAAATATAAAGGAAAGTTATATAATTAAATAATTGTATTAAAGGACAAGTTAAACCCTCTTGCGCAGTTTAAGTAAGTTATAGGAAAACTCCTAAAATACTTTAGGTACTTAAGTTAAGTAATTCAAGTAGTTATAACTTTAGATAAATATAATGCTTGACATATAAGTAAAAGTATGGTATAATACTTCCTATTATTTAGTAGTTAAATTATATTATATATAAATATTTATTATTAATTATAACTTTACTACTTAAGTTTATTACGTTTCCCTTTAAATTTATTAGGGGGGAGCTATGGGCTTACATCACCATTTATCTCAAAGAGTCTTGTATGGTGGGATCGGTTAGAGTCCGTAACAAGACGGCAAACATATATAACAAGAGAGAGAGGGGCCTACTTTTGAGTTACAAAGATAAGAGAAAAGAAGAAGTGGGTATTACTCCTAAGAAAAGGGGTAGGCCTTCTAAACAAGCTATCACTGAGAATACTAAAGGTACTCGTAAACAAGTAGGCAGACCTAAGGGTGATACTGCTATTATGAATGAGTTCAAAGCTCGACTGTTAGCTTCTCCTAAGTCCAGAAAGGTATTAGATACGATACTAGATGCTGCTCTTAACGATGAGCATAAAGGGCAGGCAGCAGCTTGGAAGATACTGGCAGATAGGCTTATGCCACTTAGTGACTTTGAGGCAGCTAAGGATAGTGATAAGAAACCTATGATTAATATAACTATATCAGGGGTAACTAAGCCTATAGATATTGATGGAGATATTATAGATGGCGACTAGTTCTGGACTGTCTGATTACGAATACGAGGATACGAGTTTGGAATATACACAGAAAGAATTACAGGATGCTGTAGCAGGTGCAGGCTACTTTGATAACTTTGATACTCCAGTAGAGTTCAGTGACGAAGGTGCCTTAGCTAAGTTAGAGCAAGACTTAATGAACGATACTCTTATGCGTGACATACTGGGTGAAGAAGAAGCCCTTGGTAAACGTAACCTAGCTAACATGACTAGCCCAAAGAAGGTAGTCCTGTATGGCGATGATGCAATCAACCGTGTACAAGAGCTAGAGGGTAGAGAGTTATCCTTTGCTGAGAAGGTTGTTGTAAAGGAAGAGGGCTTCGTTAACGTCCCTTATGAAGATACTAAGGGCATCACTACCTACGGTGTAGGACAGACTGGTGAGTGGATAGACAAGAGCTTTGGTGAGGCATTTGATGCTCATAAGGAGGAGGCTAGAAGGATGATACCCTCCTTCGACAACTTAAGTGAAGAATTACAAGGTGCACTCATGTCTGCGGTGTATCGTGGAGACCTTCAAAACTCCAAAAAATTCAGGAAGTTATTTAACGCTGGTAAGTTTAAAAAGGCTAGTGTGGAGTTCTTGGACAACGCTGACTACAGACGTAGCGTAAAAGTCGGTGATGGTGTACATGGTCGTATGGAACGTATTGCTAACATAGTGAAAGATACAAGTGTGGAATATACACAAGCAGACTTACAGGATGCTGTAACAGGCGCAGGCTACTTTGATGCTCCAGCAGAGTTAAGTGAGGGGGCAGCTTAAGTTTATGGATTTAGATATTAAGTTACTTCCTTGGCAACAGACTGTTTGGGATTCAGATACTCGTTTCAAGGTAGTTGCTGCTGGTAGACGGACAGGCAAATCTAGACTGGCTGCTTGGATGCTTATCGTTAATGCGCTTCAGATGACAAAGGGTCATGTTTTTTACGTAGCCCCTACACAAGGTCAGGCTCGTGACATCATGTGGCAAACCTTGTTGGAGTTAGCACACCCAGTAATAAAATCAGCACACATAAACAACTTACAAATAACCCTTATTAATGGGGCTACTATCAGTTTAAAGGGAGCAGATAGACCAGAGACAATGCGTGGTATATCCCTTAAGTTCTTAGTACTAGATGAATACGCTGATATGAAACCAGCAGTATTTGACCAGATTCTACGACCTGCCCTAGCTGACCAACGTGGCAACGCTTTGTTCATTGGTACGCCTATGGGACGTAATCACTTCTACGACTTGTACAAGCAAGCCCAAGTAGGTGATGATGAAACATTAGAGTCTTGGCACTTCACTTCTTACGATAACCCTCTACTTGCAAGAGATGAAATAGAAGCTGCTAAGAAGACTATGAGTTCTTTTGCGTTTAGGCAAGAGTTCATGGCTAGTTTTGAAGCACTAGGTAGTGAGTTATTCAAAGAGGAGTGGGTTAAGTTTTCAGAGGAAGCTCCAGAAGTTGGTGACTACTACATAGCAATAGATTTAGCTGGCTTCGCTGACGTAGCTAAGGCTTCTACATCCAAAGCTAAACGATTAGATCAAACAGCCATCAGTGTCGTTAAGGTAAACGAAGATGGTTGGTATGTGGCAGACATTATCTACGGACGATGGGATGTAAAAAAGACGGCGGAAAAGATATTCAACACGGTTCTTAAGTACGAACCTGTATCTGTGGGTATAGAGAAGGGTGCATTGAAAAATGCAGTGCTACCTTACCTAATGGACTTACAAAAGGCTAGGCAGAAGTTCTTCCGCTTGGAGGAGTTAACGCACGGTAACAAGAGAAAGATAGACAGGGTAGTATGGGGACTACAGGGTAGGTTTGAAAACGGCGCTGTCACTTTGGCAGTAGGAGATTGGAACGCTGAGTTCCTTGACGAGCTATTTCAATTCCCAAATCCGCTTGTTCACGATGATCTTATTGATTCCCTCGCGTATGTAGACCAACTAGCGAAGGTTGCTTATAACTACGACTTCGATTATGAAGACGACTTTGAATTTATTGACCCCGATGCGGGCTATTAGATGGGATATGATATTATATGGAAAACGACGATAAGTTACTCAACAACATTAAGCTAGAAGAGTGGGTAATGGAGAAGTGTGAGAACTGGAGAGACCATTACCAAACTAACTACAAAGATAAACACTCAGAGTACTACCGATTATGGCGTGGTGTCTGGGCTGATAGTGATAGCTTACGGGAAACAGAACGTAGTCGTATTATCACACCTGCATTACAACAAGCGGTAGAGTCTTCTGTAGCAGAAATAGAAGAAGCCACCTTTGGTAGGGGTGCATGGTTCGATATACGCGACGACTACCAAGATAAAAATGGAAGTACAGACGTAGAGTTCCTTAAGACTCAGCTTACAGAGGATATGACGTTCGCTAAGGCTCGTACTAACATCTCAGAAGTAATACTTAACGCTGCTATCTATGGTACTGGTATCGGTGAGATTTATCTAGATGAAATCAAAGAACATATCCCAGCTATCCAGACCACACCGGATGGTCAGACCCAACAAGTGGGTGTCATGGAGAAGAAACGGTTCTTAGTTAAGCTAAGACCTATCATGATGGGAAACTTCCTTATCGACCCACTAGCAGCGTCTATTGAGGAAGCTTTGGGTGTTGCCATTGATATGTATGTGCCACTTCACCAGATAGAACAAGACCAAGAGAAAGGTTTCCTACGTGATGTAGTGGTAGAGACAGTAGAAAGTGACAATGACTTAGAACCAGATGAGAATATCACAGTTGATTCTGATTCTAGGGTAAGGCTTACGCGCTACTACGGCTTGGTGCCAAGACATTTACTAGAAGATGCAGAAGAGGATGAGTTAGAGGAAGATGAAATAGCAGTTGCCCTAGGTGCTGAAGATAAAGACGACGAATCAGGGTACGTAGAAGCTATTGTAATCATTGCTAACGGCACTACACTGCTTAAGGCTGTAGCTAACCCCTATATGATGGAAGATAGACCTGTCGTAGCGTTTAAATGGGATGCAGTTCCCGGTAAGTTCTTAGGTAGGGGTATTTGTGAGAAGGGTTACAACAGTCAGAAGGCGCTTGATACAGAGCTACGTGCCCGTATAGACGCTCTTGCACTGACAGTACACCCAATGATGGCTGTAGATGCTCAACGCATGCCCAGAGGCTCTCAGTTCAAGATTGCGCCGGGTAAGACATTGCTTACTAACGGCAACCCATCTGAGATTCTACAACCCTTTAAATTTGGTGCGGTAGATAACATCACATTCACACAAGGAGCCCAGTTACAAAACATGGTTCAACAAGCTACAGGTGCTGTAGACACTGCTGGGATGGCAGGGATGGCTGGTGATGGAACTTCTTCTGGTATCTCTATGTCGCTAGGTGCAATCATCAAGCGTCACAAGAGAACCTTACTTAACTTCCAAGATAACTTCCTTATCCCGTTTGTACAGAAGGTAGCACATCGGTATATGCAGTTTGACCCTGACCTATATAAGGCACAGGATATGAAGTTTGTTGCTAGTAGTTCTTTGGGTATCATTGCCAGAGAATACGAGGTCACTCAGTTGGTTCAGTTATTACAAACGATGCCAGCAGATAACCCAGCGTACCAACTATTAGTATCTAACATTGTTGAGTCAATGAACTTGTCTAAGAGAGAGCAGATTCTAGGCGAGATAGAGAAAGCAAATCAACCTAACCCACAAGCTCAAGAAGAACAGAAGATTCGTAAGCAGTTTGAGTTAGAGATAGCTAAGGCTAACTTGCAACAGATTCAATTACAGAATCAAGAGATACAGTCTCGCATTAAGCAGAACGAAGTAGAGACTCAGTTGCTTCCAGTAGCAGAAGAGACTGACCGTATCAGTGCCATTGCTAAGACA